CCCCGCCAGATAGTGCCCGATCCGGTCCCGATTACGGGCCACGTCGTAGCCGCGCTTGTCCTTGGTTGACCCCCAGACGCGGCGGGCCACCTCGGACGCATTGAGTTTCTGTTTCAGCATGGCGGCAGCGTTCGCAGAGACCCTGCGTGTTTGTGTTTGTGGTGTCAGGGGGGATGTTGGGACGACACTAGGCGTGTCGGCAAGGGCTTTTTTGAGGGACGCGTTTCGCGACATGGTTCAGGTGCGTTGATCAAGCCAGTGTTACCAGTGAGTAACCAGTGTGCGTCCAGTGCGGACCAAGTCCGCAAACTGGACGTTTGTCGGTATACACGCATTGACAACACAACACAACAAAATGTGTTGCACAACACCACACATAGCGCACTGTACGGTAACGAACACACTAGGTAAGGGCAAACCCCACAATCTGTGGTTGGTATGCCAAAGCCGTTTTACCCGATGTAGTTTTCACTGCGGAATGTGGTGCATAACGGGGATAAACACTAAATGCTGGACACACCCTCTCCACTTGCGTAGTTTTGTCGGTTACCCGACACACTCGGCGGGGCCGCACGAACCGGAGGGTTCACAAAATGGTGAGCATCGACGTGCCGCACGTTTTTCGTGTCTTCAACGGCCCCCAGGGGTTGCTGGATTTGTTGACCCGGCGGCAGCCAGGACACGGCCTGACCTACAACCGCGTGCAGATGTGGCAGCAGCGGGGGAGCATCCCGACAAAGTTCATCGGTGCTGTCTTTTATTGCATCGAGCTGGAAGGCTACAAATGTGCGGAGTTCCTGGTGGACTACGACGAGATGCGGCCACCGTCGCACAACAAACGCGCAGCGGATTGATCATGCGGGTTCTGGGCGTTGACCCGGGCGCCACTGGGGCGCTGGCCCTGTGGGACACCGGCCTCGACGCCATGGTGGTGTGCGACATGCCTAGCGTCCTCGTTCGGGTGGGCAAAGCCAAACGCCGGCAGCTGAGCGAGACCTGGCTGGCCGACATCGTCCGGGGTTACGAACCGGACTGCGCCTGGCTGGAGCGTGTTCACGCCCTGCCAGGTCAAGGCGTGACCAGTTCGTTCTCGTTCGGTGTGGCCTACGGCATCGTCCGCGGCGTGTTGGCCGCTCTGGGCGTGCCGGTGACCCTGGTGACACCCAACGAGTGGAAACGCTCGTTCAGGCTGGGTCCCGACAAGAACGAAGCTCGCCTGATCGCCGCCCGGCTGGTCCCGCTGTCGGCCGGGCGGTTCGCCCGTGTGATGGACGACGGCCGGGCGGAGGCCGCCTTACTGGCCTTGTTCGGCTCGCAACAGATGGCTTAGAACGAAAATGCCGGCAGGATTGGCCCTGCCGGCATTCAGGAGGAGTAACCGATGGTTCTGACCCATCGACTGCTCCGGTTGCAGATCGTGGTGATCTGGCGCGTTCGCGTCAAGATTATACTCGTGAAGTGACCGGAGGGCCAGTCCTTCACAAGAGGGCTGGCCCGCTCCTGTTTTGTCCCTTGTAGTTTTCGCTTGACACGACAAAAAACACACAACACATTGGTCCCCTAGTAGCCCAGTTCTTGTCCTCCTCCAAGAGGAACACGAATAGTGGGGAGGGGATTACTGTGTCTGCCACCCTGGTTCAGCCCGCTAATACTGCGCCTGTAGTTCCGCCGCTGCGGGGCTATCAGACCGCCGGTGTGGGCTGGATGGTGGCGTCGCTGCGGGACCACAAGGCTGTTCTCCTGTGCGACGACCCCGGTCTGGGCAAGACCCTTCAGGCGCTGACCACGGCGGTCCGGCTGAATGCCTCTCGTGTCCTGGTGATCTGTCCGGCCGGCGCCCGGCGGGTGTGGTCCGCCGAGATCGAACGCTGGTTCCCGCTGTGGAGTTCCCGGGTGTTCCTGGTCGAGCCGGGGACCCTGACCTCGCATGTGCAGCAGGTCCTCGCGCGGCCCGAACCCTTGATCCTGGTGATCGGTTACGACGATCTGTCCCCGACCGAGAGCAACGTGCCGGGCCTGCTCGCCAACGCGGCATGGCCCTGGGACCTGCTGATCATCGACGAGGCGCATTACCTCAAGAATTTCTCCAACCGCACCAAGGCGGTCTACGGCGTCCGTGGCGAGGACGAGGGCATCCAGGCCAACGCCGCCCATATCATCTTGCTGTCCGGCACGCCGACCCCCAACCATGCCGGTGAACTCTGGCAGCACTGCCGGACCCTGTGGCCCTGGTCCCTGCTGTGGCCGCACGGCAGCCCGCGCGCCGGCCAGCGCATGACGCAGGCCGACTTCGAGGACCGGTTCACCCGCTATCGGGACACGGTCTACGGCCGTCAGGTGTCGGGTTCGAAGAACCAAGACCACCTGCGTACCACCTTGGCGCAGGTGGTCCTGCGACGCCGCAAGGATGATGTTCTGCCTGAGCTGCCGCCGCTGCAGATCCAGGACATTGCCCTCGATCCACCGCTCAAAGGTCAGGCGCTCAACCCGCAGGCCCAAGCCCTGGCCGGACGGCTGGTCTGGTCCCTGGCTGTGCGGGCCGATGGTGATGAGCAGCTGATCAAGGCACTGCAGACCCCGGACGGCGAACTCGCCACGCTTCGTCGAGAACTCGGCGAACTCAAGGTCCCCGGGACCATTCGCTGGGTGCAGGAGCGCCTGCAGTCCACCGAGAAGATCCTGCTGTTCGCCTGGCACCTCTCGGTGATCGAGCATCTGCGCCGTGGCCTGGCTGAGTTCGACCCGGTGGTGATCACCGGGGAGACCTCGCCCACCGGGCGCGTCAATGCCGTGGAGCTGTTCCAGCGCCGCGCCGGCGTGCGGGTGTTCATCGGCCAAGTCAAAGCCGCCGGCACCGCCATCACCCTCACCGCCGCCTCTGAGGTGGCGATCGTGGAACCCTCATGGGTGCCGGGCGACAACGTCCAGGCGATCTGCCGCGCCCACCGTCTGGGCCAGCGCGACAGCGTCCTGGCGTCCTTCCTCTACCTGCCCGGAACGCTTGACCAGCGGATCATGACCGCGTTCCGGCGCAAGGCATCCGAAATCGCTGAGCTTCAAGGGGACCAGATCAATGCGTGTTCAGGTTAACGTCATATTCGACTTAGAAAATGAAGCAGACCGCGCCGCGATCGTGGCGAGGCTGGGCGGTATATTCAGCGCCGCCCACGTCGAGACAGAGGTGGTCCCGCTGGCCGGCAACGGTAGCGGTATCAGTGACCAGACTATCGACGCGAACTTGGCCCCGCCGCCGGCGAAGACCCCTTCGCCTGGTCGCGTGCAGGCCGCGGCGAATGCCCGTGCCGCCAAACAGGCCAAGGCCGTATCACCGCCGGACGATCGCCCCGTGGGTGTCGGTGGCGCCGCCAACGGCGGTGATCAGGCTGGTCCCGCCGACGACGCTGACGCCGATGACGACGCACTGGGTTTGAACTCGCCCTCGATGTCGCCCGGCGAAGCCAAGGACGCGGCCCTGGCGCTGGTCCGCGAGGCGTATTCGGCGGGCCATGTGGCGCAGGTCAAGGCGCTGCAGAAAGAGCTTGGGGTGGCCAAGTTCTACGACGTCGACGTCACCACCGGGCACGCGTTCTACCAGCGCGTGATGAAGCTGGCCCATGAAGTGGGCATCCGTCGATGAGCGCGTCAAGCAGTGACGAAGAACTGATACGACAACTTCGCGGAGCAGTGGCTCGCGGCTGGTGCGACGATCAGAACTGCATGAAGGAAATGGACGCGGTGCTGGCTGAAAGCATTGTGCAGGAACTGATGCTTTCGCTCAGTCCTGACTGTCATCCATCGCGAGCATTACCGTTGCGGAGGGTGTTTATATGAGCGCAACGGTCCCAGGCAAGATCATCCAGATCGCTGTCGGCAGCGGCATGGCGGCGACGCCAGACGTGCTGTTCGCTCTGACCGATGACGGCTCGGTGTGGCGCCTGTCTCTCAAGCTGCACCAGGCGGTCTGGTATCTCCTGCCGCCGCTGCCCACCGTCATGCCCGCGCCGATCGCGATGCTTGTGGATGCGCCGTGAAGACCCCGGCCCACTCACTGTTGGGCGCCTCCGGGGCGCACCGCTGGCTGAACTGCCCTGGCTCGTTCCAGCTCAGCGTGGCAGCACCAGCGCGGCCCTCGTCGATTTACGCCGCGACCGGCACGCTGGCGCACCAATACATCGAGATCGCCACCCAGTCGGCGCTCACCGCGGGGCTGCGTCCGGGCCAGGTCGGCATCGACGACAAGGAACTGGGGACCAGCTGGGACCTGGAGGGGCACAACATAACGGTCGACCAGGATCTGATCGACGGCGTCAACCTGATGATGGGCTACGTGCATCACGCGGCCCTCGGCAGTGACTGGGTCCGGTGTGAGTTTCAGGTCGAACTGGATGACTACTTCCCGGTGGATCACCCGCCGCCGGTGGTGATGTTCGGCCGCGTCGACGTGGCGCTGCTGGATCTTGCCCACGGCGTCTTGGAGATCATCGACTACAAGAACGGCGCCGGCGTGTTCGTCACCGTGAAGGACAATCCCCAGCTGCTGTATTACGCGGCGGGTGTCCTGCGTGAGCTGCCGGCCAACCAATTGCGCCGGCTGACCACCATCAAGCTCACCGTCGTGCAACCGAACGCGCCAGGCTCCGAACCGGTGCGCTCACACGAGATCACGCCGGTGGATCTGCTGATGTGGGTGGATGACGTGTTGGTCCCGGGTGTTCATGCGTGCGCCCAGGACAACCCGCCGCTGGTCCCGGGCCCCTGGTGCCGGTTCTGCCCGGCCATTCATGTGTGTCCCAAACTCCAGCAGGACGCCAACGAGATGGCCAAGCGTGATTTCGCTGATCATATCCTGCCTGATGATCCTGCCGAACTGGCGCGCAACCTCGACATCGCCGAGCGTGCCCAGATGTGGATCAACGCGCTGCAGAGCTATGCGCTCGAACAGCTGCAGCGTCAGGTGCGTGTCCCTGGGTGGGAACTGGTCCCGACGCGGCCCACGCGTAAGTGGATCGATGATGAAACTATAACAGCCAGCGCGTTGAAAACTCTCAACGTGCCTGACGACGTGATCTGGGAAACCCGTCTGCGGTCCCCGACACAGATCGAGAAAGTTCTTGGCCGTGGCGCCAGTGGTCTGACCGCGACGCTGATCGAAAGCAAGTCATACGGCGTCAAGCTGGCCCGCACCCGCAACGCCGATGCGCCGGGAGAGTTCAATGACACTGACTAGGACCGATGCACAGATAATGGCGCTCAAACAGTGCATCACGCTGGGTCGTCAGCGTGTATCCGATTGTATAGCCGACCTGGAGGATGCACTGGCCGAACGCGATCTGCGCGTTAAGGACGACAAGATGGTCGAAGTGGTCCTGAGCCTGAAATACGCCGTCGACTTCATCCTGGGAGATCCCTCGCCATGAGTTCCATCCGCACGCCCATTGGCATCCTGTCGTTCCCCGTGTTGTTCAGCCCGCGGCCACGCGCCCCCGGCGGTGATCCGGTCTACCAGGTGTCGCTGCTGTTCGATCAGACCGCCCAGCGTGATCCCGCCTACAACGACCTGCGCACGGCAGTGATGGAGGCGATCGACGAAGAGTGGGGACAAGGCAAGTCCCGGGACAAAGCCTTCATCGCCAGCATCCGGCTGCCGTTCCGCAAATGCAGCGAGAAAACTTACGCCGGCTATGACATCCCGGGCGGCATGTATATCTCGCCCTGGTCCAAGTCCCGCCCCGGCCTGGTGGATGCCCGCCGTGTCGAGATCACCGTGCCGGAGGACATCTGGGCCGGTCAGATGGCCCGCGCCACGGTGGCGCCGTTCACCTACAACCAGGCCGGCAACAAAGGCGTCTCGTTCGCCCTGAACAACCTGCAGATCTGCCGCACCGACACCAAACGGATTGATGGTCGCAAGGCGGCGACTGAAGATTTCCCTGATTACGATGGTCCTGGCGCGATGGCGTCGGCAGGGGTGGATGACGATGAGCCGCCGTTCTGATGGTAGACGCCGGGAGACAAGTGATGACCCGTGATCCACGCGTAATGGATGCTGTGATAAAAGCGCATGAGGCGCTGATCCAGTTAATGAGTATAATCGTTCGCGCGGAGTGGGACCCCGACAATAGCGGTCCCGAAGACATCTGCGAGCCGTACGTTGAATGGCTGATTTTTTCTGCGGAGAACATGGCGGCGCTGTGGCCGGAACTACAAGAACGTGACTTGCGCGAGCGTCGTCGTTTGTAGTGCGCCTGGTCCTTGACCTAGAGACCACCTCGACCTGCGACCTGCGCCGGACCGGCAGTCAGGTCTACGCCGAGCATCCTGATACCCGGATCACCGTGCTGTGCTACGCGATCGATGATGGTCCCGTGCAGACCATCACCGACTTCGCTGGGGATCTGGATTTCACCATGGCGGTGACGGACGGCGCCACGGTGGTGGCGCATAATTATGGTTTCGAGTGGAACTTATATTACGCCAAGCTGGTCCCGCTGGGCTGGCCGGTCATCCCGCTGGCCCAGTGGTCCTGCACCATGGCCAGGTCCCTGGTGGCCGGCTACCCCGCGAGCCTCGATGTGGGTGGCCGGGCGATCGGGTTACGTTTTCGTAAGGACCCCGGCGCCCGGGACCTGATGCTGCGGTTCGCCCGCCCGCGCAGTCTCAGCCCCCTTACCTGGTGGCACGAGACCGACCCGGCCCGGTTCCAGCGCCTCTGCGAATACTGTCAGGGCGACGTCCTCGCCGAGCGTGAGCTGGACGAGCGCCTGCCGGAACTCTCCCCACGGGAGCGCGCGGTGTTCGAGCTGGACCATCACATCAACCAGCGCGGCCTCGGCGTGGACTATCCTCTGGTGCAAGACCTCGCCACTCTCACCGAGCAGGCGCGGGACCAGCTGACCCAGGACATCGTCCGGTTGACCAACGGTCAGGTGCGCAGCCTGAACCAGGTGGCGCAGTTGAGGGACTGGCTCACCTCCCAGGGCGTCGCCATCCCCGACCTCAAGCGTGACACGGTGAAAGCCTGGCTCGCGGACACCACCCTGCCAGGCGCCGCCAGGACAGCCCTCCAGGCCCGGCTGGACGCCTCCCGGGCATCGACCGCCAAACTGGCCGCCATCGCCGCTGCACGGTCCCTGGACGGCCGCGTGAGGGGCACCTTCCAATACTATGGCGCCGGTCGCACCGGGCGCTGGGCCGGTCGCCGGTTCCAGCCGCAGAACCTGTTCCGTGGTTCGATCAAGGACGTGCCGGCGGCGATCCGGGCGATCCGCGCCGGGGCACCTCCGGACGACCTCGCCATGCTGTTCGAGGACAGCGCCCTCGGCGTCGTCGCGTCCTGCATGCGCTCCACCATCATGGCGGCGCCCTTGCACCGTCTCGTGGTCGCCGACCTGGCGCAGATCGAGGCCCGCGTGCTGGCGTGGCTGGCCCAGCAGCACGTCGCGCTGGGCGTGTTCCGCCGCAACGAAGACATCTACACCGCCACCGCCAACGCGATCGGCTCCACTAACCGGCAGTTGGGCAAGGTGTTAGTTTTGGCCTGTGGCTTCGGTATGGGACCGGAACGGTTCCGGCAGACCGCGCTGGGCTACGACGTGGTGCTGGACGAGAAGGAAGCCGCCGACGCGGTGTTCCTGTGGCGGCAGCTGAACGGCAAGATCGTGACGCTGTGGTGGGACGCTCATCGCACCTTGATGCGAGTGCTGCGGGCCGGCCCTGGCACCGCCGAACAGTTAGGCTTCCTGACCTTCATTCATCGCCCTCGCCGGCTGCTGATCAAGCTGCCGAGCGGCCGCCATCTGGTCTATCGGCACCCTCGCATCGAACAGAACGACAAGGGCTTCGACGAGTTCACCTACATGGGGTCGCTGGGCGGCAACTGGATCAGGCTGCGGGCGTGGCCTGGCAAGACCATCGAGAACATCGTCCAGGCGGTGGCGCGGGATGTGATGGTCGAAGCGATGCTGGTCCTCGCGAGGCAACCGCTGATCGCCACCATCCACGATGAGCTGATCGCTGAAGTCCCCGAGACCGACGCCGAGCCGACCCTGGATTTGATGCTCAAGGTGATGCGCCGGACGCCCGGCTGGGCGCCGGGCCTGCCGATCAATGCGGCCGGCTTTGTCGTGCGGCGCTATCAGAAAGGCTGATTTGTAGCCGACCATTCGCACACTATTCGCACACCGGATTTGTCGTGCATTGCTACACAGGATTTCCGTGATATTCCGGTGGCTTACCCGTCTTGTGTCTTGAGGGGCCGGGCACACCGGGGGTCGCGCGGCGGCAAAGTGCGCCTGCTTGTGGCCTTTTCCGACGCGATACCTGGAGGGGGTATAGCCCTCTATGGCGCAATCACTAGATCTGGACTGCATAAATCTTGTTCTGGCGCGGCCGAAATCCTGCACGGTTGTGCGCTGAAAGAGGCTGTTACTGTGGTAATTCGCACACCAACCGGCAAATACTGCACAACAAAGACAAACAACACAGCCGCTAAGCCGTTGAAATATATAGGGTATCTTTGTCCAGGGCCTTACTTTTCAGAGGGCTTTCCGCCCTACAAAGCGGCTGTAACTTGTTGATATTGCTGATGTCTTTCGTGTCCTTTAGACTGTGTGTGTAATTCGCACACAAGACGCGACACACTACTCTTTGAGAGTTTGTCATGGTTGTGTCGCCTGTTTCGGGTGATCGCGCCACGGCGCGGTCTCGTTCCACCAGTGGATGCCGTAGAGCGCGGTCATGATGCTTGCCACCGCCAGCTTGGCCGGCCCTGGCAGCACGCTCCACGGCTTCTGCATGGCCTTGAACAAGGGCGCGGCGAAGTCGTCGGCCAGCCCTAGCGCGGCATTGCCGGCAGCGTTGCCCTGGGGTCCGCCGCCGGGCTGGATCGGCTTGCCGTCCGGTTGTTCGCCCTCCAGCCCCGGCACGCCGCCCAGCGCCTCGTCCGGCGGCAGCCCGGCGCCGGCCTCGTCGTCCGCACCGCCGCCGCTCACCGTCAGGCTGGTGCCTTTGGGGCCGGTCATGAAGTTGGCGAACGCATTGGCCATCTGCGGCGAGGTCAGGAACTGCATCGCGGCGCTGGTCACACCCTGGGTCGCCGGGCCGCCCGCGGCGTTCATCATTGTTAGCCCGATTACCTCCAGCGGCTGCATGATCAGGTTGTAGAACGCCCGTGCCTGGTTGTTGTAAGCGGTGTTGGAATTAGGGCTGTCGGTCTGCCCGGCCCACGGCATGATCAGGTCCTTGATGTTGCGCAGCAGATAGGCCGGCGTGGCGCCCTCGAACAGCGAGGACAGGTCGCTCTGATAGCGCAGATTGTCAAACACCTGTGTTAGCGGATCGAAGGTTCCCGAGATCCCGGAGCGCGACACCCCGAGGCCCAGCAGCCAGGTGCCGAGGTCCCCGGTCTTCTCGTGCTTCTCCCAGTTGTCGTGGTCGAAAATATACTGCCGCGGCACCGAGGTGATCATGCTGGCGAGGATGGTCGCCGCCACCGTCACCCCCGCCGCGATGGCGGCCCGGGAGAACCCCCTGGCGCCGCCGGCGAAGCCGCTTGCCTTGGCCCCGAAGTCGCCGGCGCCGCCCGCCTTGGCGCGGTCGTAGCCGCGCTGGTAGCCGCGCGACCAGGCATGCCCGACCCGGTGTGTCATCGGCTCCAGGATGTTCTTCACATAGGCATAATTGAAGCTCATCAGCTGGGTGACCAGGCCGAGGATCGGTGTGCCCGAGAGCTGCGGCCGGTCGATCTTGTAGGGGCTTTGGACCATCCGGTCGACCAGGCGCCGGACCGCCATGCCGTAGACGCCGCGGAACTCGGAACTCTGCAGCTCGGCCGCCGGCACCGGACCATCGTGCGAGAGTATCCAGTTGGCGAACTGGTCCCGGAGATTGTTCCCCTGGGTGGTGATGCCCAGTTCCTTGAACATGCGTTCGGCGTCGTCGCGGCGATCGGCGGCCCGGTCATCGGTGTCCTTGCTGAGCAGGTCGCGGGACCATTTGCGCAGCAGCCAGTCCGAGGTGCCCACCGACGCCCGGCGCTGCGCGGTGG